GTACAGCCCATGCGTAATTATCCAGTTAGTAGTCTAGCATTAGTTGAAGGAGCTGATACCTCCCAAAAATTAACTATGACTGGTAAGGCAGAATTGAGTATTGATCCCAATATTAGTGAACTAGATTCTACTGATGAATTATCAATGGAATATATTGTAACTAAGGAATCTTACATTACACAATTCTCATGGGATGTTACAGATTTGGTTGACACTACTCTTTTTGCAATGGACGTTGATCCTATGGCTGAGAGAAGGGCAGTTGTCTCAGGTGGATACCAAATTATTCCTACTGCTCTCTCATTTGCCTCGCGTCCCTTTTCTGCGTGGTCTGGAACTCTCAAGTATAGATTTCAAGTGATTGCTTCACAGTATCATAGAGGAAGAATCTCTATAATTTACGATCCTACAGGACCACTTACAGGAGACCCATATAATACGACATTCAACTCAATTATTGATCTAGAAGATGCTCGCGACTTCACCATGGAAGTGAAATGGCAACAGGACAGAGCATATTGCTTTATTTCAACAGACAATACCAGAACATTCTATACTCAAACAGCCCCTCAAACACGTACTTCTACTAGAGACACCTGCAATGGTATTTTTTATGTGCGTGTTGTTAATGAGTTAGTGGTTCCAGATGGGACTACTGGTGCCACGATTCTAGTCTCTATTTCTGCTGGTGATGATTTTGAACTGGTTAATCCAAAGGGTTCGTCTTTGGCGGTTGAAACCTTTGCGCCTGTGGCTCAAGCTCTAACGTTGGGAAGTAGCATGTTCGATCTCTTCAATATTGTACCTCAATCATCCTCAACTGAGATCACTCCTGAGGGTGAAAACGCGCCAGAACAAGAGACGCAGACGTTAGAACTAACCACTTCGGTAAGAACATCACCAATGGAGAAACCGTTAATGTTTTATGGTGAAAGATTTGTGTCTTTCCGACAATTGTTAAAGCGCTACACGTTTTTCCGAGCATTGTCGTATAGTAGTGGTGCCGCATCACAAATCTTCAGTTCTATGCATTTGCGCCAGATGCCCGCAATGCCAGGTTTTGACCCCAATGGTCCAGATCTTACTGCAGCACTAACACCATATACATATGTAGGCAATTGTTATATCAACTATCTTAAATTGGCATATGCAGGGTGGAAAGGATCTATTAGATGGAAATTTCTCCCTGTGTCTTCAGTTAAGACGATGTCAGTTTCTAGAAATACTGGAGATGAGGAACGTAAACTAGACGTGGATTATGCGTATGATGCAATTTACGCATATGCAGTTGGAGCTACTAATGCTTTTGTAGCAGGTAATCGTTTGTTCACCAGAGAGATGACAGGTGGGGGTGCAGCAATTACGCAGTGCAGAACTCAAGATGCATTGGAAGTTGAAATACCATATACCACCAATCTGCGCTTCTCCAAAACGCATGGTGACTACCTGAAAGTTAACACCAATTCGTTAGCTAATGGTTATCCCGGTGGGGACACTTTCAGATTTTTCTATGATTCTGCTCCTGGTGTTGCTCTATCTTTGATTGATACATATGTAGCGGCTGGTGAAGATTTCACTTTACATGGCTGGGTAGGCGCCCCCGTTATGTATTCAAGTGGAACACCACCAGCATAAAAAATCCACATTTTTGTGGTCTCTAATCAGTGAGTTACTGATTAAAGCATATATAATGATAAGCTCATTACATGCAGACTTTGAACCCACGCGGTAGGCCGGTGGATCCTCATAAGGAGGAAGTCAAGCCCGCACTTATTAGATTAGTGATTTTTCACGATATCCACTTAAGTGTGGGTATCCGAATTTTTGTCACAAATTTCATAATTGCA